AGAGGTCGTAGACGCCCTTCAGATGCTCATAAAAGGTCCGGCCGGAGTGACGAACATTAGCCACTCGCTGCAGCAGGAACTGCTCCGCTTTTTTGCTTATCATCCAGTGTGTCCGTTTTGAACATCAGGGTAACACGAAGCACTGGACAGGTCCGCGACACTCCGCGCGCAACGTGAGGCAGCGTGCCATCAAAGACGGCAAGCCGGTTTGGCCGCGGGTAGACGGTGGCGATCACGTCGGTCCTGTCACGATTGAAAAACACCGTCTCGCCAGCCCAGTCCGGGTGCCATTCCCTGTGTGGGTAGTAGACGCAGGTGTAGTTGTTCGGTGCCGCTGCGTCGACATGGAGCGTGCCGTCGCTGCCGTAAGCCTGGCCATTGGCGTAACACCGCACCAGGCGGTGGCCCTGCAGCGTCTTGGCCGCAAGCAGCTGCCAGAAAGTATGGAGAAGTGGAAACTTCGCCAGCTCCGGCTCGCAGTCATAGTGCTCGTCCTCGAACTTGAGGTAGCCAGCAAAATGCCGGTGCCAGAATGAGAAGGCGTCTTTTTGGGTGTGTGACTTCCAGCCAAAGGTCCAGCCTGCCGAGCCGCCACCGCTAAACAGCAGATTGTTCACTCGTCGCCGCTCCTCGTCAGGCAGCACGTTGTCGAAGTAAAAGACCTTACTGGCGCCTTCAAAGCTCATGACATCGCCGCATACTGGGCGGACCTGTCGACCGCATCTTTCGACATCATTTTGACTGCCGTAACTTCGTGCGGCGCCAGCACCTTGCCGAAGGGGTTCTGCTCGTGCTGGTAGACGTCGGACAGGCCATACGGGCTGATGTTGCCCATCACCCTCGAACAGCGATGGTGACCCTGGTAGTAGACGCAGACCCCGCAATGGTTGATCGGGTTGCCTCTGCGGTAATGGGCTTCCGCTTGCGTCTCTTTCATCATGGCAGTGGCCTCGTCATTTTGAATTGTTGTGCCGCCTGGCGCTCCTGCTGCCGATTGGCGGCCTCTTGCGCCCTTTGGTTAGCCTGCTGAATAGCCAGGTCGCCCTTCTGCCGCGCCAGTTGCATATCCTGCTCACCCTTAATCAGCGAAGCCTGGTGCGTCTCCCGTGACTCCATCGCTTTCTGGTTTGCTACTTGGCTATCTGCAGCAGTCTCCTGCTGCCTTGACTGCAGCTGCGCCAGCGCGATCGCGCGCTCGTTCTGTAGCTCAAGTTTCTTATGGGCGTCCTTCTGCTGCAACTCCTGCTGCTGCAGCTGGAGCTTCGCAGCGTTGTTCTTGTCTTCCGACTGCAGCTTCATCTGCTCGATCTGCACTGCAGTCTTGTTGGTTGCCGTGGTCGGGTCGTCGCCAGGAGGCAGGTTGGCCTTGGCCTTCATCTTCTCGACCAGGTCGTCGATCGCGCCACCGAGCGCGCGGCCAGCGCGGTATGGTGCAACGGCAAACTTCAGCAGCTCGCCGCAAAATTCTGCAGTCTTCGGTTCAGCCGTGACCATCTGCGACAATTGCGGCATCAGCTGCGCCAGCATGCCGATAAAATCAGAACGGCCCTTCTGCTCGGCCTGCTCGTTCGGCACGATCGTTGAGTCAGTTTCGATGTCGAGCACGAAGGCCTTGGCGCGCTGATCCTTGAGAAAACGCAGCACCTGGTTGATGGTCGGCTGCTGCTGGAGCCTACCGATGTCATCCTGCTGCTGCTGGATTTGCTGTTGCGCCTGCTGCAGCATCTGCTGGGCCTGCTGCGGATTGGACTGCACTATCTGCTGACCTTGCGGCGATGCCGCAACTTGTTGGATCTGTCCCAGCTGCTGCTGCACCTGGGCCGTCATGTCGTTGATCTTTTGCTCCACCATGGCATTGGTCGGCAGTTGGGTCTGCGACATCTTGACAATGGTGACGTCATCAAATTTTTCAGTGATGATTTCAGTGGTGACCTCGACCAGGTCGCGCGCCAGCCGCACCAGCTCCTGCTGCTTGTCGCGGATCCGGACCGAGCCGAACTCCGTCTTCAGTTCCTGGGCGCCCAAGGTCTCCTGCGGATCGGTCGAGCCGCGCATAATGTCCGACAACCCCATGATCTGGTAGATGTCGTCGATGATCTGCTTGCGGAGCGCCACCAGGCCGGTGATGGTCTGCGCAATCATGTCGATCGGCAGCCAGACGATGACGTCCTTACTGCCGCCAAACACTGCCCAATTCGAGATCGGCACCAGCACCCGGCCCGGCGTCTTGATCGACAGCGCAGCCTGCACCGCGTCCGCCAATTCTGAACCACCCGCCGGGTAAAAACCCTTGGCCTCGATGGCGTCCGACAGGGCGTGGATTTTGGCCGTCAGCAAGTTGATCTCTTCCAGCTGGTCCTTGTACTGCAGCACGTCAGGGACCGGGACCAGGCTGCCACGCTGGCAGGTGCCATAGGCGGGCTTCGGACAAGGATAAAATCCGCGCAGCTTCAAGTGCGGATCATCCTCGTCGAGGATCAGCTCGCAGCCGTGCGCCACCCAGCACACCCGCCGATCGCTGAGTGACCAGATTTCCCAGAACTTCGCCCGTTCGCGCTTGTCGGCGCCACCGACCTCCTCCAGTTTCTTGTCGACCTTGTATTCGGCATTCTGGTATTCGTCGCCGGAGAATTTTCTAAATCGCTTGCGCGCCTCCGCGCGCGTCAAGTACGACGCCGCGGCAACCCAAGTCACCTCACGCCAGTTGCGCGAGATCGAATGCAGAAAATCCCGACGGTTCTTGAAGTCGTAGCAAACCTTTTCATAGTCGTCGTCGGTGTCCCCGGAGCCTTCGTAGCGGCACCAGACAACGCCGCGATCGACCAGCGCCAGGTCGTCGCGCACCAGCTTCATCAATTCATCGATGTCACCCAAGTCGAACGCCACCACTGCGCAGCGCTCCATGGTTTCAGCCGCAGCCTGGTACACCGGCCGCCGGTCCATGAACTTCGGCACCACCACCGGCACTGGCTTCTTGGCATAGATCGATGGCTTCAACACCTCGGCATTCGACCAGAACATCTGAAATTCTTTGTCACGCACATTGTTGGCGAGCCGGTCGAGCGAAGCATACTGCCGATCGATCAGGTCGCAATGCTCGTTGTACTTCTCGAAGGCGTCTTCGCTCTCCTGCAAAAGATTAAGCCACGCTCTGGCTTTGCGTGGCTCGATGGTCGGATTAAATTCGTCGTCGTCGGCGCGGATGTCTTCTTCGACCGGCGGACCGGTAGTCTCGTCAGTCATCGAATAACTCCGGGTGCTTTTTCACAATCGGATCCCTCCATGTCGCGGTTCAGGTGGCGGCGGAATGACAATGCCGCGACGTACCGGCTCCTTGGCCTTGATCACAACAGGCTTCTGCCGGGCCAGGGCAAGATAGCGAAAGGCGTCCGCAGGATGGGACGTCCAGTTGTGGACGGCACTCGCCCGGAACGCCTTCTTGTCGTCGTCCCACTCGCGCGCATACTGCTCGAGTGCGCCAATACCCTCCTCGCAGCGCGGGTGAAACACCGTCAGCGGCAGCAATTGCCGCACCGCATGAATGCCGTCGGCAATGGTCGCCAGCGGCACCAGCATCGGCGACAGCCCGAGCGCCTGCATGGTCTCGACGCGGGTCTTGCCACTCCCCCACTCCTTGATCTTGGCATCGTGCGGCACGTAGTCGTTGCCGCCCGTCCAACTATAGCGCTTGCCCCTGGCTTCGATCTCGTCCGCATAGTGCTCGACCCCGACACCTGAGGCCGCATAGTGGTCGAGCACGAAACACTGTGAGCCGACGTTCTGAAACCACCAGATCGCCGTGTCGTCGCGGACGCCGAGATCCCAGGCCCGGTGCACCGGCACGCCAGGCCGCGCCTCGATCTCAGCAATGCGCTCCTCGCTCCGCACCGCCGCCATCTCAAAGGCATAAAAGGCGCCGAGGATCGCGGCATTCCAGCTCGACATGTACTCCTGCTGAAACAACGCACGGCCGACGTCAGTGCCGTGCAGCGCGATGTACTCGGCCTCGGCCTCCTCCAGCTCGTCACGGCTCAAGGCACCAGTGTCGAGCGCCGTCAGCAATTCAGAAAACCACGCCTTGCTCACTTGCGCATGCTTAAACATCGAATGCGCATGGTTGTGACCGCGCGGCGTCGTAATAAAAACCGCCCAGCCCTTGTTCTCCTCCAGGATCGGCCGGTGATAGGCCCAGGCGCTCGGGTTTGCTAATGCCCACTCGGAGTAAGTGATACCCGCAACACCAGAACCCAGTGTCGCATCGTAACGATCAGAGCCAATAATCTGCCAGGTCGAACCATTAACGAAACGTATAAACATCTCGTTATCATTGGTGCTTTCACGAATGTAAGGCGGAAACGCCTCGTCAATCCTTCGCCGCCCAGTGTGCGCATTGATCGAGGTCCAGATTGCTTTTCTGCCCTGCAGAAACTCCGGCAGGCAGTGCCAGTAATTGCCCTGCCGCTTCAGTGCCGCACACGCTGCATGGTGCAGGCAAATCTCGTCCTTGCCCGCACGGCGGTGCCAGACCGCAATCGCACGCTCGCCACCATCCTGCAAGTACTGCCACAGCTTCATCTGATGAGCCCGCGGCAGCCAGCCACGATGCGGCAGGACAATCTCGTCGTCCTGCGCCACTCCACCCATCACCATCAGCCCTTTGCCCTGGCCGCAGCCCGGCGCCGCCTCATGTACTCACGCTGGTAGGCGACACGGTCAAACGCCGCCTTTTGCGGTGCAGCTTCGGCGGGCTCTCGATCGGCGCGTACCCCGGCAACGCCCGTGACTTCGGCTTGCCCCACTTCTCCCCCGGCTTGCCCCGCTTCTTCCCCGTCACGACCTTCTTGACGTTCCTCATGCCTAATCTCCTTGCGTGCCTCCGGCGGCACTCCCGGTGGTCGCGGTGGCGGTAAGAATTGATCGTAGATGCCCATGGTCACCGTGCGTCACGCAGCGCCTTCACGCCTTCTATGATCTCAATGACGTGAGTGCGATAAAGCACAAGATTGTCCTCGTGATCCGCATCGCGCCACGCCTGCAGTCGGCGCAACACTTCATCAAATTTCTTGAAATCGTAAGGCGCAGTCTGCCGCCACACGACGGGCCCGAGCCACCGAGTAATCGTGTTGTCATCACCCGCCAGGATCAGCGTCGGTTTTTCCCTCATGGCTGGTTCTCCACAGGCTGGCGGTGCGATGACTACCCACGGCATGGAACGTCTCCCCTCAGGTTGGACGATGCGACAATCCGCGACAATCCGCGACATCTCGATGTTGATTTTTGGACCCCTGCAGGATGGGAGAAAAAGTCAACATTGGACTTTTGAATTGGATATGGGCTTCAAAAGTCCAACGGCCGTGCAGCCACTGAAATATCGGCTCGAAAATGTGGTGTAGTTACCGGTACCGGTACCATGGTCATATCGATCCCGACAAACCACCCCCCTATGACCACCCACCCATCGGTCGTGGCGCCCTGGTATACGTAGCGCCAGCCTATTACAGCAACATCAATGGGTTAGAATCGATTATGGTCGAGGTGACAACATCGCCTTGTCACAGCCTCACGAACGTAAGGGTGTGACAGCTATTCCTTGTCGGGCTCGGGCTCGACGGGGTTTTGTCCAACACTTTCAACGATCTGCCGGATGACGACCTTAATGTCGCCGCCGTCGCGGCCAGCAATCGTGTGGCCTTGCTCCGGTTTACCCCAACCGCGCTCGAGTAGGATCGCCGCGGCGTGGACGCGCGCACTCGCCGGGCTCTTCGGCTGCGCCGCAATACCTGACAGAACGCGCAGCGCCATTTCGGTGTGATCTCGCGCTGCGCTCTTCAAATCCGATACGAGTTTAGGTCTGGGCACTTGTGTCTCCAACGTCTTAGCGTTCGGTTGAGAGCCGATCGACCGAGGCCTGCAGCTCCTCGACCAGCTCCTTCAGCAATTTTATTTCTTCGCGCACCAGGGCGACCATCTCCTCGGTGTGCTGCCTGGTGATGCGCTCGACGCGCTCGCCTTCGTCGGCGACCAGGCGAATATTTTTCAGGTTCGACATGTTTTTCCTGTTGCACTGAGGTGTGACAACCGTTATGGTGTGACAGGCAATTAAGCCTAAAAGGAAAAAGCAAATGAAGACGATCAAATTTTGGATCAGGTCGATCATCTCGTTGGTGTGCCGCCTGGTGACGCGCTCGCCCGAGGCGATCGACATTTGGACTGCTGATCCGCTCCAGCTCCGGCGTGGCCAGTGGGTCACCGCAGGCAGCGGAGCTGATGCTCCCCGCGGCGTATTCATCAAGGTCAGCCCGGCTGGGGTGATCTGGGTTGACTGGACCAAGGGGAAGTAAACCAATGAAAACCGCAATCGCCTACATCCGCGTTTCCACCCAGGCCCAAGGCCGCTCTGGCCTTGGCCTTGAGGCGCAACAGGATGCCATCCTGCGCTTCTGCGCCGCCGAGGGCATCACCCTTTCGGCGACCTTCATTGAAGTTGAGACCGGTAAGGGAAGCGACGCGCTGACGACGCGACCCAAGCTGGCCTCCGCACTAGAGGCTGCCAAGACTGCAGGCTGCGCCGTCGTCGTCGCCAAGCTTGATCGGCTGTCGCGTGACGTCGCCTTCATCGCAGGCTTGATGGCGCAGCGTGTACCGTTCGTTGTCGCCGAGTTGGGCGCCAATGCCGATCCATTCATGCTCCACATCTACGCTGCGCTCGCCGAGCAGGAGCGCCGCATGATCTCGTCGCGCACCAAGGTGGCGCTGGCGGCCGCCAAGGCCCGCGGCGTCAAGCTGGGCTCACCCAATGGCGCCAAGATGCAAGCCGATCGCGCCGTTGCGTTCGCCGAGACGCTTCGCCCGATCGTCACCGGGTTCATGACGAGCGAAGGCCAAAGAGCATCAGTCCGCCGCCTCGCAGTTTTTCTCAACGGCTGTGGCGTCAAGACCGAGCGCGGTGGCGCCTGGGCGCCGATGACGGCTTCCCGCCTGCTCAATCGATTGAGTATTAGCTAATCTGCATTAGCTAATCTGATCAATGTTACGAAAAACCAAAAGCCGCCCTGGTCGGGGGCGGCTTTTGCAATTTGCCAAATAGATACCGTTTTCCGCCCCTTTGTCAAATCCGCCACGCCTCGATCAGCCGATCGGCGGCAGACTGCAGGATTTTCAGCGCCGCCATGCGGCCCCGGTAGGGCGACTGGTATCCGAGCATGGCGCCCGCCGAGGTCAGCCCGAACTCGGACAACGCGAGCGTCGTCGCGACCGAACGCTCGATCGGTGTCAGCCTCCTCATGCCACGGTAGTAGTCTTCCTGGTGTGCCAGGGCATCGATCGGACCAGCGCCACTGCCGGGCGTCCGCTCCAGGTCGACGGCGCGCAGCTGGGGCGCCAGGCATCCGAGGAACCAATGCAGGTGCAGGAGCCGCAGTGCCTCGTACTGAGCCTGGCTGATTTGCTGGAGCGCCTTGAGGCGGTCGAGCGGGGTGAGCATCCGGACCACGCGGTGGCGGCCCTCGCCGCCGATCTCGAAGTCGCCATGCGTCAACCGTTCGCGTGGCGGCATGGCAGTGTCGGGCAGGGGCGCGCGCCTCAATTTGCGCTTCCTGGGCACCCCCGTCACCCACTAAATTTCTGCACTGCAGCATTGTCTACTGGTCGGCTGCGGTCGGGCCCTATGGTAGAAAGTAGACATGCCGTGTCTACACGGCTTTCTACTATAGGGACCGTGAGTGAGCAGACAAACGAGTGGACAGAGTGGACAAGGTTTGGAACCCTAGTAGACACCCGAGTAGACAAGCTAATTCTCCCGCACCGCAGCATCGTCTGCGACGACAATTCTGCTAAAATCCCGATCGCTCCGGCCGTAGCGTTCGACCCTGATTTTCCCGGCGGCAAACAGCTCCCGCATCGCCACCCCGAAGTCTGCCTTCGTCACCCTGGCCTTGACCGCCTCGGGCTCGCCTGCGAAGGCCGCAGGGGCATGGGTCGGCGACCGGTGCTTGTCGCTGACATTGCGCCCCTGCTGCTTGAACCTCGCCAAGAGCGCCAGGAACACCTCCTGGGCCCGTGCCCTGGCGATCAGCTTGCCTGGGCCCGTCAGGGTGTCGACTGGCACGAATACGCCAGCCTCGTAGCGCAGCTTGATCGACGTCCCGAGCGCGCCATACTGGTTCTTTAGGAATTGGATCTCGCGCAGGCTGGCACTGCTGTTGGACGCCTCATCATTCGTGCTGACCTCCTCTGGCGCCTTGATCGACGTCAAGTAGTGCCGGAACCGGAATGCATTGTGCCAGGCCGTCGACCCGGAAATGCCAGTGCCGCTCGCCATCCCCGCCAGTGACGGGTGTGACAGGATGGTGACTGAGCCCTGTGCGACGGCGGCAAGATGCTGCATGTACATCTTGAAGGCCGTGACCTGGATGCGGTCGATCTCGTTTCCGGCAAACACGTGGCTCAGTGTGTCGATCGAGATGTTCTTCGGTTTTAAGTCGCCTGCCGCCTCCAGGATTTGCCCATAGAGCGGCGTCGGCTCGATCCGGCCGCCCTTGCCGACCGCGGCACACAACACTGCATCCTTGCCCAGGAACGGTAGGATTTTCAGCCCGCCATCGATCATCTCCTGAAACGTCACCTGGTAGTGTGCCGCGATGTCATGCAGGCGGATGTGCAGCTCGTCGACGCTATCCTCGGCGCCCAGGTAGAATGCACCCCCCGGCTCTGGCATCGAGCCCAGCCAGCTCTTGGCGCAGCAATGCGCCACGTCCTTCATCAGCTCGATGATCGACTTGCCCGTGCCGCCCTCGCCGGAGAATAGCCCCGCCTCGCCCAGTGGCGTGCGGTCCAGGATCGCCCAGGACCGCACTGGCTTCGGCGTTCCAGTCCAGGGCTGCATATCCAGCCAGTACAGCGGAGGCTCACCAGCGGCCGCCCTAGGCTCCCTGGTGGGGCCCTTAAACGCCACCACATTGTCGTTCACTGTTTGAGCCAATGAAGAGCTGCCGAGGGGGTCATCATAGGTCTTGATCATCTCGTAGCGTGCCGACCAGGACGGGTCGGCCTCCGATGCCAGCCAGTACAGGCTGCCGATCGTGATGTCGCGAAGGGTGCGGGCGCCACGCCAGTGGGCGGCGCTCTCCTTCTCCCGATACAGCCGTGGCGCGCCCGCAGACCACTGGTCGAATAGGGTGAACCCAGCCTCGCCGAGCGCGTGGTGCAGCGCGCCTGCCACCTTCAGCCAGACCTCGTAGGAGCAGTCGGGGCTGACGACGTCGAGCGCAGCGCGGACCTTGCCGACGTCGACTGGGCCGGGGTCGTTCTCTTTTCGTGCGGAAGGGTAGGATCGGTCACCTTCATGTTGCGGCGCACCCATACCCTTCCCGCCTATTTGGCCGCCTATTATGCTGTGGCCCTCCTTGTCGATCGAACCGGCATAGTACTCGTCGCACAGGTCCAGGAACCGGCCGCCGAGGCCGTGGCATTCGAAGCTGCTGCCCTCGACCTGGCCGTAGTAGTAGGCCTGCGACAGGGTGAAACTCTCTGGCGCCAGGTAGCCATTGAACAGCCCGTTCAGCCGCGCCACCGCCTTCTCGCGATAGGCTGGCTCGTGCTGCCGCGACAGCGGCGCCAGGATCCGCCAGCGCTCGGCGCCGGGGCGGTGCGAGGGTGTGGTGTAGAGCACGCACCTGACGTCGGCGGCATCCATCACGTCCAGGGCATTCTGAAAACTCACGATGCCCGCATCGTGCTCGACCTCGATGCCGGTGACGAACCGGACATTGGCATTGTTGCGCAGGCTGCCGCCTGCACTCCGCTGCCCACCGAACACCGCCATCTTGAGTAGCGGCAGTGCCGCCTTGCTCGGCGCCACGGTCTGCCGGATGCGGTCGGCCAGTTGCGGCAACGTGGTCGCGAGCCGGTGCGGCTTGCCGGTGACGTCCCTGAATGTGGTTAGGATGATGGTGTCGGTGGTGACATCCTGCTGCTGGTCTAACATTTGAGGTCAAGGCCTTCTTGTTTCACGTGAAACAGGTTGGGCCACTTGCGCTACATTAGCGGGGCGAATAGGATCACAGCTGTTCTGGCGTTCCTATTCGGCCGTCTTCTGCTTCTGCAGTGGGCGGCCGATTGATTTGGGCGGCACACACAATTACGCCGCCCCAGCCCGTTGTCGAGATGGGGCGGCGTGCTCCTGTTGATGGCTAGAACCGCGCCTTGCGGTTCGGTGCCTGGGTGTGGGCCTGCTGGGCCGCAGGCTGCGGCCGGGTCGGCTCCGGCCGGGTCGGTTGTGGCTTGGTCGGTTGTGGCTTGGTCGGCGGCATCGGCTCGTCGTCAGGCTCGTCCGGCTCACCACCGCCACTGCCCTGGCTAGCGAGCAGCACCGCATCGATTGCGTCGCGATCGACCCAGCTAGTGATCTCGAAAACCGGATAGCGGATCTCACCATAGGCCTTGTTGGGGTGGTCGTAGCTGTCCCAGCCCAGCTCCACCACGGGCAACTCGTTAGGGTGTTGACGCATCCGCAAGCCGTAGGCCTTGGCGAGTGAGCCGACGGCCTGGATGCCGCCCTTTGACGCGGTCGCAAACGTGTAAAGCCCACCATCATCGTCCATCAGGACAAGGTAGTTGGAAAATTGCCAGGGATCCCGCGGCCGATCGTCGATGCCGATGTCCCAGGCTGCACTGTCGGTGTCGCCGAGTTCGGCACGCGACGGGGGTTTGATGCCGTCGCCCAGCTTGTGCATCAGCTGCTCGACTGGCTTGTTGTCCTGCCACTTGATCCAACCGACATAAATCTCGATCGCGTGTGCGATCATCCTGGTGCCCATCGGGATCTCGATGTTGTCCTGGCCTGCCGTCCACTGCCCGAACTTTGAAAATTTCAGCAGCTGGCCGACGATGCGGGTGCCGGTGGCAGAATTGCCGTAGTCGAGCCAGGGATTGCTCTCTTGCGTCGCCACCGCCTGCGAAGTCGTCGTCGTTGTAGTCGCTTCTTTCATCTTTCCCATTTTAAAGTCTCCTGTTTCACGGTTGAGGTTAATTGCTTTCTGTAATCTTCAACAATTGCCTGCATCACTTCAGTTTCATGGTCTGCCTTCTCCTCCTTCATCTTGCCTTGGAACACTAGACGCGGATAGACGCGACGGCGCATCGCCAGCTCACGGGCGACGCAGTGTAATTTTTCTGCCAGTGTAATCGGAGGGATCATGCCGCTGCCGCGCTTTTCTTCAGCGTCACGGTTAGCCGATCGCCGGGCTCGCCGGGTTTCTTGAATGTTTCAACTTCGACACCAGCGTCCGACGCCGCACCCAGCAACGGCAGCATGTCCCAACTGTCGCGGCCCTTGACGGCAGTCCAGGTGATTGACACGCCCTCACCAACCACGCGCTTCAGTCCCTTCTCCCGCATCCGCTCCTTGATGTCGTTCTGCAGTTCGCGCTTGTCTTCCTCATAGGATGACAGCAGCGCCTCGACGACCTTCAATTGCTTTGCCATGTCGCTTATCTCGGCGACCAGCTGTGGATCGGCGGGCTCGATGGCGTCGTCGGCAGGGACGGCCGTGCGGGCAATGCCACAGGCTCGCGTGAAGGCGCAATACTCGCACTCCTTGCCGCCCGCAATCCAACCCTCGGGCTTTAATTCGTGCATCGTCAACGCGCCGAGAATTTTTCCGGCACGAATTTTGGCGCGTTGGTAGACGTCAGGATCGTAGTCGATTTGAAATTCAGTAATCTCGTTTAAGAATGACGCATCGACATAGGCCAGGATGGCATAGCGTGGCCGCCGCTTGGTGCGGGCATGCAAAATTCCCATCTGCACCTGCACCTGGTAGACATGCTCGGGCTTCGGCTCCTGCAGGCGCACCCGCGGATCGATGCTTTTAAATTCGATCAAAAATTCACTGCGCCGATCGAGCACGAAGCAGTCGGGTGTCGCCGAGATCAGGCCATCTACCAGGGTTTGCTGATCCTCGCCGAGACCAATGGTGTGGGGATAAATGGCTTTGATGGCTGGCACCAAAAAATGCTTCTCAATGATTTGGCCGCGCCATTGTGCGCCCCAGTTTTCGACGTAGTCGGGATCGCGCTCAACCCCCCACTTCAACCCTTCCATTTTGTGGGCCCAGACCTTGCGCTCGCACTGGCCAATCTCGCTGCCGCCGACGGTTCTCGTGCGATCGTGCGGGCCCATGTCTTTCTGGTTGGCTTTGACGTAGGCCTCGACGGCCTGCTTGACGATGTTCACTTGAACAGCTCCATTTGTCTTGGTGCGATGGCGTAGACCTGCTGGCTGACGATCCTGTTGTGGCGGTTGCCGCGCGGCTCCTTACCGAGCAGGATGATAAACCCCTTCTTCACCATCTGACACATGCGTGGACTGATGGTATCGACCGATAGTTCGGGCAGGTGGTGCCATATCTCGACCACGCACATCGGCTTGCCCCTGGGAGGACCGTAGAGCCGCAGCACCCGGTAGACCTTAGCTTCCAGTGCGGTGGTATCGAGTTTTTCTGCAGCCTCGTGCGAAGTGTCTGGATCGGTGTTCCTGGCGAGGGCCGAGTGTTCTGCGTTGTATCTGGGTGAACCGATGTGAACCGCTGAATTTTCCATTTGTCCGCAAAAAGTGCAGACGGGAAAACCAAACAGTCTTGGTTTGAAATGGTGTGGTGAAACCCGGTCCCTCATGGAGGATCTCCTCGGCTTAGATGAGTTCTACAAATCTGGAACGCAGTGTCCTCTTCACCTGGCAGTGCGTCGTCGATCACGGGCAGTCCGTTTTGCACTCGCAGTCGGCAAATCGCCTCGTCGATCATGTGCAGCACGAGCTGCCGTAGCGTGCGATCGCAGCCGCGTAGCCAGCAAAATTTTTGCATCACCTCCAGCAGGCGATCGGCGCCGTCGTCGAGTGTCATCGCCTTCAGCGTGTCGCGCAGCTCGTGCAGCATTGCACCATGCTCGCCTTCCAGGGCCTGCTTGTACTCGTGCGCCTTGTATCGCCTGTAGCGGCGGAACAGGGCATTGTTTTCCTCGACTTGCTTTTCGGCGCCCGTCCTGACCATCGGCGCCTCGCGGTCGCTCTTGACCACCCGCGGCACCGTCTTCCGCGGCCTGCGCGAAATGCTGCTCTCGTAGAAGTCGAGCCAGGGATTGCTCATGCTCGGTCTCTCACCACATCCCAGCGTGCCAGCACCGCGGCCGCCTCGTCGACGCTTCGCACCATGCTCCAATAATGACCGAGCCGCATTGCCCTGGCGGCAAACCCCTTCTGCTCATCGGACAGCACGCCGCGTTTGGCTTTCAATTCCAGCCACCCGGTTCGACCCTCCGGCAACATGAAGCAGAGATCGGCAACGCCCGGCCGAACGCCCTCGGCCTTCAGCCGCATCGCAACGCGCGGATGACGCAGGTCGCCGTTCGGCACGGCAAACCACTGCACGTCAGGCCGGGCGTGGGCTGTGAGCCAACTCACTAGCTCACATTGCAGATGATGTTCTGGGCTTTTGCTCACCGTCTTTTTTTCGCCTTCCTGATCCGCACCAGCGCCGCCATCACTGCCAGCATCGATTTGTCACCAGCGATCACATGCATCTCCTCGTCGTTGAGATCGCGCAGCGACAGATCGTCGGCGAATACCATCAGGTGACTGCACTCGATGCAGATCGAAAAATCGCCAGGCTTAGGTTTATTGTTTCCTCTCGCCGCTGCGGCGCCATCCAGCACTATGCCGCAGTGGACGCAGGGCGACGCCGGTATTTTGTAGCTCACGACGGCACCTTTTTCTTTTTCCTGAATATTTCTAATTGCTGCTCGAGCAGCTCGACGATCTGCTCGCGCTTGGCATTGCTGATGTAGTTGACGGTGCCGCGCGGCTTGCGAAACGGAAACACGATCAGGCAAAAGCCGATGGCGCGGGCGTCTCGTTTTAAATCGCCGTTCAGCTCCTCGTCGATGGCTCGGGCGAGCGCATCCATTATCGCAGGATTGGTCATTGGCTACCCCAGGGTTGTCGAGAGATTTGATATCTGTGGTTGACAATCTCGTAATGTCAACAATAAATGTCTGTCAGTATTGGAGGTTTCCCCATGAAGGTGAGTAAAGCGGAGCGCGACGAGATCATCGACGTTGCTTGCGAGAAGGCTGGCGGGGTGCGGGCCCTGGGACGGGCGATCGGCATTAACTATCAGAATATTCAATCCTGGAAGACGATCCCGGCACACTGGATTGTGCCGATCGAGGAGGCGACCGGCATTCCGCGCGAGAAGTTGCGGCCGGAGCTGTACCGATCGAACCGGCGATGAAAAAGACCTTGTCTGAAAAAATGGAGCATGGCCGGATTAGGCACGGCCAATTCCGTAGTGACAGCCGCGACGGTCCGAACGGCGCATTCAGGGTCTGGGGACCGAAGGGAACGGCGCTGACGATCCTCGCCAGTGCAGGAGATCAGGAATACCCGTGGGAGCACGTTTCGGTCTCGACCACCAACCGCGTTCCGAACTGGGATGAAATGTGCTGGGTCAAGAATGAATTTTGGGAGCTGCACGAATGCGTGGTGCAGTATCACCCGCCGCAATCCGAGTACGTCAACAATCATCCGAACGTCCTGCACTTGTGGAGGCCGACCCATCAACCGTTGCCGATGCCGCCGTCGATCCTTGTCGGCATTCAGGGTGATGGCACCTATCGCAACCGGGAGGAAGCTGAAGCGGGTTACCAGCACGCCAAAAAAGAAGGATTGATCAAATGATGAAAGCGAAACGAAAAATTAACCCTCGCACGAAAACCGCTGCCGATGTCACGATTGGCCAGCGCGTGCGAAGCCGTCGTGCCGAGTGCAACATATCGCAGGACGAACTGGGCGAAGCCATCGGCGTCACGTTTCAGCAGGTGCAGAAATACGAGAATGCCATCAACCGCATCACCATGTCGCGGCTGCAACGGATCGCCGAAGCGCTGGATGTGCCGATCAGCTACTTCTATGGCGACGGCAGTCCGGTGCGCAAAGAGCAGGTTGACACGCTGTTATCGGGCCACGACGCAGCCACGATGCGGCTGTTGCGCGCCTATGCCGACATCAAGGACCGCGCCGTAGCGCGCGCAATGGTGACGCTGGCCGAACTGATCGCTGGTTAGGGTGACAATATTAGCTTGTCAGGGGTGACGGGCTGGGCTAGAACCTGGGCGGGCACTTCTGCCCGTAAAAAGGAACTTAGCCATGAAGACCGGTAAAACCCTCTCTGAACTCGCGATCGAGATCGAGCGCCGCGCCAGTGCCAAGTCGGACCTGGTCGCCTCGACCAAGAACATGGAAATGCAGGCGGTTGGCAATGAGCCATTTCTTGTTGTTGGTGGTCATCGCGATTTCAAAATCAATAACATCGCGCATAACCAGATCGGCGCCCACGCCGAGATCCCCTCGAAGTACTACGACCGGATGCGGCAACAGGCGCCTGACCTGCTCGCCACTAACGTCAATCGCTGGTTCGAACGCTTCCCGGCGCCGCGCATGGTTCGCACGCTCGACAAGGTTGCCCGCGCCTTCGTCTCCGACAAGTTTTCCACTGACATGGAAAACGAGGACGCCGCAGAGGCGATCCTGCCGGTGATCCGTGACCTGGGCCTCGACATTGCCTCGTGCGACATCACTGACACGCGGCTCTACATCAAGGCAGTCGATGCCAAGGTGTGCCGTGAGCTGGCCAAGACCGGTGCCCGGTTCGGTGATGGTGGCCACACCATCGTCCGCACCGTGTCCCCGGCGATCACCATCTCCAACAGCGAAGTCGGCCTCGGCGCGCTGTCGATCCGGGGCGGCATCTATGACGGGTTCTGCTCGAACCTGTCGTTCTTCGGCGAGCGTTCGATGCGGCAGGCTCACCTCGGTGGCAAGCACTCGATCGCCGAGGGCGAGCTGTACGCGATGCTGTCGGACAAGACCAAGCGCCTGAACAATGCCGCGCTGTGGAGCAAGATGCGCGACGTCGTCAAGGGCGTGTTCGATCAAGTCCAGTTTAATGCTCTGGTTGATAAGGTCGAGGGCACGCAGGCCGACAGGATCGACGGCGACGTCGTCCAGGTCGTCACCCGCACCAGCAAGCGCCTCGGCCTGACCGAGATCGAGGGCCATGGCGTGCTGCGCCACCTGATCGAGGGCGGCGAGCTGTCGCGGTTCGGGCTCTACAACGCCGTGACCCGGTTGTCGGCCGACATCGACAGCTACGACCGCGCCACTGAGCTGGAGCGGATCGGCGCCCAGGTGGTCGAGCTGCCCAAGTCGGAGTGGAGGGCCCTCGCCGAAGCCGCCTAAGCCTTTTCCTGAACATCGCTACCTACGGCGGGCGGTCGCAAGACCTACCCGCCGTAGGGCGTTAGAGGCATCCCGCCTCTAAAGGAACCCAACCATGAACAGGAAGATATTGGATCAACTGACTGCCGATTTGTCGACCGTGGCGACCGTGTCGACCGTGCATCCGCTCGACAGGCCAGTGCCATATCCACCCAAGCCCGAAGACATCGGCCGCCTCACGGCCGAGGCTGTGCAGAAGCAGTATGAGGAGGCCGCCAAGGCGGTCGAGGAGATGGGCAAGGTCGTCAAGGAACGCATCCAGCGCCTGGAGCAATGCCTGCGCGAGTGCGACAACGACCTGAAGGTGATCGCCGAGATGGCGCAGGCGATCGTCGAGAAGGGTAGCCACGTTGCTGCCGAGATCGAGCACACCAATTCAGTCGCGGCCGACATCCGCGCTGCCTGCAACAACTTTCAGCAGATGATCATGGGGGGAAAGAAGCCGTGAGCATAATGATCGTTATCGCGCTGACTGCTGCTTTTTGTTTTTGTTTGGCTGAAGCAGGGAGGGGCAAGTGAAGGTCGTTGCAATCTTATTGATGTTCATCCTGGTGCCCTCGGCATGGGCAGCCGAGGAGCCGCACATCATGACGACCCAGGAGGCGGCGCAGCTCGCCGCCAAGCTGCTCGACTACGGCATGTGGCGGGCCGAGCAGGACCGCAACAGCTTCCCGACCGACTTTCCGCGGGAAGGCGAAATGTACGATCCTGCGACCGGCAACAAGCTGGCGAATGTGACCGTGATCCCAATGGCCAGTATGGCCAACAGTCCGCGTCTGGTGGTCACTGAGAGGATTGTCCCGGATCCTGCGCCTGAACCCCAGGTACAGGCTGCGGCCGATCCAGAGCCAGATGTGTGCCAGGGCAAGGGCAAGCACAGCTATCACTTGCATGGGCGCCAGATGTGGAGGTGCAAGCGATGAGCTGGACGATTATGGCCTATGGGCCGGTCTCGGGCCCCGAGCTGATTGCTGGCGAATACCTCAAGGCCTACGATCCCGAGGCGTTCGACGGTCGCGGCGATGCCGTCTTCACAAACGACGTTGCCGAGGCCATGACGTTCAAGTCGATGGAGGAGGCCCTGACGTTCGCTCACCGGACGCCGAAGGCCCGGCCATTGCGCGCCGACGGTCGGCCCAACAGGCCGCTGACGGCATTCACCTTGGAGGTCGTGGCACTCTAGGGGTCATCGGCTTGATGGGCGGCTTATGCTTCCCATGGGTTGCTCATCGAGGAAGGCGGCGCCGGGTTTAATCCTTTTCCTGGCGCCGCTTTTTTGTCGGTTGTATCAAAAACCGGAAAAGTAACTTTTCATGGTTTTTTGAATTTTGTTCGTGAATGATTTCAGTGCGCGTTCTCGCGCTCAACCCGATTTCGGTTCACTCAACCAGCAGGCGAGCGCGCGATCTGCTATAATGGTGGCACGTCGGCGGTGGTTGCACACCGCGCGACGGGCTCTTTGACAATGTGGAGAATGAAGATGACGACGTCACAATACACTCTTGTCTGCGAAAAGATCAAGCGGTGGAAGTCCCGCCTCAAGCGAGCGGTGAACGCGATCGACAAGCTTGAGCGGCAAAAGGCGAGAATGGAAAAGAAGGCTTCTCAGGTCACGCTGCCGCCGGTTCTAGATCTCGCCAAGCAGATCGACGCCATCGGCGCCGATCGACGGTTACAAGACTGGCAACCATCGACTGAGGACTTCAAAATCCCGGACGATGATCTGGCGATCCCGACCTTCCTGCAACGCAAGACGATCGATCCGGTCGCCGAGCAGATCATGAAGGAACAGGCCGACACCAAGCGCAAAAAGGCGCAGGGCCGGATTGCGAAGATGAAGGCAAAGGCAGCGGGCGATCTGAAAAAGATGCCACTGACCGGCCGGGCCGCGCTCGACGCGATCCGCGAGGCACAAAAAAAGACCCCGGCTTGAGACCGGGGCCAAAGTAAGCCAATAGTGAGTGTTAGGGGTCTGACCTCTTTACACGGGAATGGCCGCTCCGGGCAACCGGGGCGGCCATTTTTTGTGGGCGCGCCATCAGCTCCAGATCGCCTGCGCGACCAGTACGATCACCGCCAACACCGACAGGATCGTGAGGCAGAACAAGAGCAGAATAATATCGGCGTTGCTCAACATCCTTTGCAGATATCTCCTGGGCGCGGCGGATATGGCGGCAGTGGCTCGACCTGGCTTTCAGCCGAGCTTTGGAAAGTGCATGCTGCCGACGCCGCCTCCCGCGATCAGCGTCAGCAAACTAATCAACACCAGGATGAGCACGATCAGCCAGATCGCCTGCTTGACGCGCTCCGGGATCGGGACGCCCATCACGCTGTCGAGCACATAGAACACCAGGTAGATCACGGCGCAGACGATGATGACGCCGATCAGCAGCCACAGTAGTCCAATCGCGAACTGGATCATGGTTCCCTCCTCTGGAGGTGGTGGTTACCTCTTCGGCCGCGCCGAACCTGGAGGCGGGAAGTAGCCCCAGCCGTATTCCGGCGACCAGCCCCAGCCGCCGTCGGCAGGTGGCGGCTTTGGCTCGGAGGGCACCATCGGAATATCTGGGGGCGCCGTGTCGACCGGCGGCAGCTCGATCGGGTGCTCGGCCCATGGCGGGATCGGGTGCTCGACATGCGGAGGCGGGCCACCTGGGGTAGGACCACCGCCGACGCTGAGGCCGGTGAGCCAGGCTGTGCCGACGATGGTGACCGGGAACGGCTTCATGCTGCCGTCCTTGGCCTTCGGGTACGCGACGCCATTAATCGTGACAGGAACATAAGCCATGAACTTCTCCTTCTTGGTTAAATGAAACGCCAGCTTACCTCGCCCATCCCATCAATACCTAGCTCCTTTGCCAGTGCAGGCGAAAGATCAATTCCGGCGCCATTGGTCGGGCGCCCGGTCATGTCGGTGCCGCTCTCGGCCTGCGGCCGCTCGCCAGTCAGCCAATAGGGGTCGTCGATATTCCAGGGGCCGACGTCCCAGATCTCGGCCACGGCATGCTTGCCGGTTTTGCGGTTGATCATCCACACCTCGGGACGCTCGCCCTCGAACCGATCCGGCAGGGCGACGTAGAGGTCTTCGTCATTCAAGACCTTGGTCTCGTCATAGGCCGAGACGTTGTAGTCGCCCTCGCCGCCGAACACCGAGGCAATGATGTCGGTCTGGTTGGGCGGCACTAGTCTGGCTGATCCGGTGTCGGTCATGGTGATGGTGCGGTCGTCGAGCACCAGCACCAGGGCCGCGGCGATCAGCCTGCAGATCGCCATGAACCGCGTGTCGTACAGCCCGGCGTCGGCCGTGCTGTCGACAAAGCACACTTCGATCAGGATGGCCGTCTCTTCGGTCTGGTTGAGAAAATAAAGATCGGTCCTGAGTTTCGCGCCGCGATTGACCAGGCCCACCTTGGCGATCGCATTGACGACATGCGAGGCGATGTCGGCGCCACGGTCGGAAACATAAAGCACCTCGGTGCCCATCGGCTTTGTGGTGTCGGTGTAGGCGTTGAAGTGGATGGAGACGTCGAGGTCGCGCTTATGCGCATTATGAAAATCGACGATGGCCTCCAGATTTTCATTCTGAGTTTCGGAGATGTCGTCGTGAAAGGTCTGCACGCCGAAGCCATGCTTCAGCAGGATGTCGGCGATCTGCTCGACGACGCGACGCGCCTCATCAACTTCGTCCAGCACGCCGCTGGCGCCGCGCACCTTGAGGCCGTGGCCCGATGAGATCACGATGTTCATGGCTTAGTCCTTTCCAACTTCTCCAGTAACTCGTTCACCTGGGCACAGTCTTCCTTCACGGTCTGAAATTTTCCGTCGCTCAGTCCGATGTGGCAGTGAACCGAAGGCGGGAAGGTCTCGCCGCCCTGGCGGCCGCGCAACGAGGTGATGGCGCCTGGATTGATCAGCACCTCGCGGCCTTCCGCATTGTGCAGCACCAGCAGTGCCGGATTAGCAAATGCAGCCCATGCCAGCAGGATTAGCATGCGGTCACCCCGGCGGAGGTGGCGGAGGTGGGACATAAGGATCAGGCAACGGCGAGCCTGCCTCTCTCCACTGGCGACCAATGTATCCACTAATATCTTCAGGCTGGTGGAGGGTGTTGTTCCAGCTAATCCAGGCCTGAGTATCCGTATCAAGCACAAGAGAGGAGTGAGCATTTTGGAATATCAGGTGCATGTCACATCCTCGCGTCTGCCGTCCAGTAAAATTCCATACTGTTTGCACTCGTAGTGTCGTTCGACACTATTTCGCAGCCATATTCTGCTGCGGCGTTGTTCAGACCAGCCGCCTTTCCGGTACCCCCACGGAAACATTTACCAGCGGCACCGAGCGTGTCGTATACGGTCACCGTTGGGACTGAGCGCATTGTCGAGCTAAAGAAAATAGTCATGCCCAGCGGAGTGCCGATTGTGGCTGTCCCCGTAAAGGTGCCAATTATGCCATTAAAATCGCCAGACCTGTTCGACCCAACGGCGTCGGCGTATCTGTAGCCCTTTTGATAATAGCGCTGGCAAAAACGCAGCTCTTCGTCGAAAGTTCGTTGCATGTAACGCGACAAGTCCGACGGGATCGGGGATGATCCGGGGATGATAGAGACGCCGGTGATC